AAATTTGGTTCAGAGTCACAAATAACGAACAGGGTGCAATGCTCATGCTCGATGAAACTGCCGAGGTTTACGATTTCAATATCACTTGGAACTCGATGAACCAGGACGAGGAGAAGGTTCTTCAGAAATTGGATACAGTGGGTAAATTAATGGCTCAGTATGATCGCCAAGGGGTTGGCAGATATGATGTATATCTCCGCAAAGTACTTGAGGCTATCGATCCTAATCTTGCCGGCCAACTGATCGCCCCAGTTGAAGAGGCAACCGACAAAGAGATTCAGGAAACTTCTGCCGACATTGCTAAAATCGCATCGGGTCAGGTAGTAAATGTTCCTCAACAGGGAGTAAATTCTCAACTCCGCTTACAGAAGTTACAGGAGTACCTCAGAGGGACACCCGAAGTACCGGCGACCGATGTACAGCAGAGGATGCAAGAGGATGAAAACTTCGCAAAGAGACTTCAGACATATGCGGGTCAACTCGAGATGATGCAAATGCAACAAAAGAACGCAATAATTGGCCAGCTAGGTACTGCTCCTGGCAATGTACCAGGTACATCAGTGGCCGCTTAAACAAAAGGAAATATTATGCCATACGGAAAAGGAACATACGGATCGAAGGTTGGAAGACCTTCTAAAAAAGCTAAAGCAATGGGTAGAAAGAAAAAAATGCTCAAGAAGAAAAAGTGAGTAAGCCTACCAAGGTAAATTCCCCTAGAAGAATCCGAAAGGGTGAGCCAGGATATGGGAAAAAGAAATTTGTCGTACTTGCATCGGAAAATGGCAAGACAAGGACAATTCGTTACGGGGATGCAAACATGAAAATCCGTAAATCTAATCCTGATGCTCGTAAATCTTTTCGAGCTAGGCATAAGTGCGATCAAAAGAAATCAAAACTTACTGCCGGATACTGGAGTTGTAAAAAATGGTAGCAAAAAAGAAAAGACCCACACCGACAAATTCTACTCTTTACTCTCGGGTAAAGTCGGAAGCTAAAAGGAAGTTTGATGTATACCCATCAGCCTATGCGAATGCCTGGTTAGTTAAGACTTACAAGAAAAGAGGCGGTAAATATAAATGAGTCTAAAGGATTGGTTTAATGAGGAATGGGTGGACATTGGCCGGAAGAAAAAGGGCGGTGGACATCCAAGCTGTGGCCGAAAGAAAGCGAGTACTAAGAGAAAAGGTTACCCCAAATGCGTACCCAAAGCCAAGGCGGCTACAATGACCAAAGCACAAAAAGCATCAGCGATTCGCCGAAAGAGATCCAAGGCTCAGGGAGTTGGCGGTAAACCTACAAATGTAAAAACCATCGTAAGAAAGAAAAAGAAAAAATGACATTAGCAGATGCAATCGCCGGATTAGGTGAACAGACTGAATGGTTAGTCGTAAAAGAATTTATCGAAGAACAAAGGGATATGTGCCTGGTCGATTTTCAGGATTATACCCATGTCGATAACCCGCAAAAACTCGCCCGTCTAAGTGGCGAGATAGCTGGACTTACTCGCATAATAGAAAGTTTAGAAAATGCCGAGCCTGACACCCCATCAGCAGTTTAAAAACGAACATCGCGCCCTGTTAAAGCGTTGGATCGATGAAAGCGATATTGAAGATATGGAAATCGCTAAAATCGCAGTAGCCGATGTCGAGGAATGGCTGGATGAGGATGTTGTAGATTTTGAATCCGACATCCCACTCGATGACTAAGCGACTTGGGTATATCTACGAACAGGAATTTTTCACTCAGGCTTTAAGGCACGGACTGGAAGTATTCACCCCGCTCGGGGACCACTTACCACAAGACTGCATTGTGGTAAATGCAGCCGGTAAAAAGTTTAATGTTCAAGTAAAGGGGACTGAAAAAGCTAAACTAAGCGATAAGACTCGAGCTATTCGGCGGTACAAGTTTTCGTGTACCACTGGCCGTGCGGTAAAGAAGCCCCTTGACTGCACAAAGGTCGATGTGGTGGCAGTCTACTGCGATGACATTCGGATTTGGTATTTGATTCCGTGCATGGCCATAGATGGGGCTGTAACAATCGCCGTCTATCCCCATGTAAAGGACTCAAAAGCTAAACACGAGAAGTTTAAAGAAAATTGGGAAATATTTAAAACTTCCTGAAAATTATTCCCGACCCCCATGTAAAATATTAATCGGTGCATCATACGATGTGCAGATTAACGCAAGAGTGCGAACTTTAAACGCAGAAACATGGCAGATACAGAATTAACCGAGGCTTCGGGTACGACAACGGAAGCAGAAATACAACCAACGCAAAGCATTACAACCCTTGAGGAGTTGACAGCATCGTTTGTCGACAAAGTAGAGGAGAGTGAAGCGAAACAGGAATCTGAAGTGGAACCTGGTCCCGAGACCACAACCGCAGATGCAGATACCGACCAGGATAGAGATGTTCTTTTACAGTCAACCGAGTCTGAGGAATCAGAGGAGGAGGAAACGGAGGAGATAGCTGAAGAGGAAGAGGAAACAGAGGACGAAGCTGAACCGCCCAAAGCTGTTGGCAAACTGCTCAAACAAGTCAATAAACTGACTGCTCGAGCAAAGACCGCCGAAGAAACAGCCGAAGCATTACAAGCTCAGATTGAAGCCTTAAAATCCAATCCGCAGAAGCAATCGGAACCCAGTCAGCCCGCTTTGGAAGAAGTCCAAGATTTTCAATCGTTGGAAACTTTACGAAAGGAAGCACTTGCCGCCAAGAAATTCGCACTGCATCACATTGGCAAGGATTTTGTGGAAGTCGATGGGAGAGAGTACTCGGATGATGATATCCGGAACATTCTTACACAGGCAGACGAATACCTGACCGAGAAGATCCCCGAAAGGGCTCAATATCTTCAGTCAGCCGCACAATGGCAACAGGATACGATTAATGCTCATCCGTGGATTTCAGAAACAGTCGATACCGACCAAGCTGAAGAACGCCGTGGCGTTTTTAACCAGTTAAAGAGTCAGTATTCAAATGTTCTGAACTCCCTACCGAATGGTGACTTTATAGCGGCCACACTCGTAAGAGGGGTGGAAGCGATTAAAGCTGATCAGGCGGCCAAGACGGCCAAGCCGAAAGCCAAGAAGGTAGCCAAAGCACCTCCCCCAACGATGGGTGATTCAAGCCCACCGATTCAAACTTCAGCCACTCGAAAGACTGCAAATAAACAAAAGATTTTGGAGCGAGGACGACTCTCGGAAAATGATCTAGCCGCATTTCTAGCGGAATAAAATTTATAAAACTTCAAAATAAGGAATTAAAAAAATGGCTATTGCAACAAGCTACAATGTAGTAAGCACTAAAGGTGCTAGAGAAAATCTCGAGAATGTGATGAAAACTGTTTCACCACAGGAGACTCCAATCTACTCAACAATCCCACAATCCGCCGCTCCAAAAGCAACTCTTAATGAGTGGTTGGTTGACTCACTTGCCGATCCAGTAGGATCAGGTGGAAACATCGATGGTGCTGACTTAACTATTTCAGATGCCGCTAACTTAATTGACACACGCGCTCGTTTGTCTAACCGGGTGGCCACATTTAGGGATATTTTTGCCGTATCAAGACAAGCCGAGATGGTAGATGTCGCTCCTGGCGGATCTCTCTTTGCGGCCTCTCAGGCTAAGAGTCTTATCCAACTTAAAAACAGTTTGGAAACTGCAATTGGATCAGGAAACGATCAGTCTGCTGGTACTAGCTCCGCTGGTGCTAAAATGTGCGGACTTGGTATTTGGTCTGACCCAACAGCAACAGGTAACACTTTCGACACATCCTTAAAGCAAGGATTCCGTGCAGTAAGTGGTTCCCGTGTTTCTATCGGTTCTTTGACTGAGTCTGCTTTCCGTGGACTTCTCCAGGCTGTTTACACTGCTTCCGGTTCTAAAGGTACTTTTCGTCTTTTTGCCGGCCCAGCGTTGGTTAATAAAATCACAGACTATACAAGATCAACCACTGCAAACAGTGACTTTAACTTCAATCAGGATGTTAAAGATGGTATCTTGAAATTGTCAGTCGTGACCTATATTTCGGATTATGGTCAGGTGGATATCGTGCCTGATTTGTGGCTTGGAAGAAATGATGGCGGGGCAAGCGGAACAGATACCGCACTCGGAACTGTTAACACAGATCGTGGATATTTGCTTCCAACTGATGACACTGTTTCACTTAAATTCTTGGAAGGCATGACCATTCAGGATCTTCCTGACAATGGAGCCGGAAAACGGGCATTCTCAGAGTGTATGGCTACAATTCGTGTCAGCAATCCACGCGCGCTTGGAAGTATCGTTTGAGTTTATATAGTTTCATCTATATTTGATTAGTGTGGTGGGGGGATCGAGTTTCTTTTGGTTAGCTCGGTCCCCCTTTTTTCTTTTTTAAAATATGAGTCTTAATATAATAGTAAGAGGCGGTAAGAGAAGTGGTGGGATGTCCGGCGAGGAGATGGCCCACTATCTTTCCAAAAAGGCAGAAGCACAAGCCGAGCGTGAAAAAGCTGGGTATCAGAAACGAGCATTGGCCGCACGGAAATATGGTCAATCAGTTAGTGGAGGTAAAAACCTTCGTGCAGTTCGATCTGTCGATCTTACTACATATTTAAGACATGAACAGGAACGGCCTGGCTGTATGTCAGACCCTGAGTATTCAAGGGATTTCGCAAAAAAAAATCCTGAGACAGTTATTGGATCGTGAGGACTGTAACCTACACCGAGTTAAAAAATAGATTCACTTCGGCAATCGGAGTGGACTCTTTACTTTCGGTTGAGGAGACAGCATTTAAGAACTCATTAAATGATCGGGTAAAGGGAGCATGGACACGCGCACAATGGCCGGAATTGATGACACTGAAAGAAAAATCAGTGGCGGCAATTACCACGCCATTGGTGGCCGACAAAGCGGTTCAGATCGACAACGATTCGGACATCATGGATGTCTTTGCGGTTTTTAATAAAAACCCATTGGCTGATCGTCAGGCTATTAAATTAGATTATCAATTAATCAATGGCTATTTAATTTTAAAAGCGGATGCAAATGACACATCTGTATTCGTTCAGGGTAACCAGGTGACCCCGTCAAGCTACGGTGATGGAGTTGGAGAGACTTCATCACTTCCAAGATTCCTCGAGCGTTACTTACTACTCGCAACTGTTGCTGATTTTTACAAGGCAGATGGCCAATTGGAGAAAGCGGTCCAACAGGAGCAGATGGCAGAAGAAACTTTAGCCCTAGAAATCGACCGAGTCGAGAGGCTGGAGGGAATGAATAAAATATCGGTCAATACATATCCGAGCTACAGCTTCGGAGTTAACATTTTAACTACAACATAATTATGGGACTAGGATCAGTAAATATCGGAAATGCTATGGGAGCCGGCGGAAGTTTATACGCAAATGATACAGCCGCTCACACTGGAAATTTCACATCTATTCAATTCACCGAGGACTCTGTTCTTTCGGCATACACCGGTAAGGTTGAGAATGTATCTGCTCTGATTTCAGACGGAACATCCTTCGCACAGGGTCAGGTAATTTACGGCGAATGCACCAGCTTCACTTTAGCGAGTGGAGCCTGTTTGGCCTATAAAGAATAATGCCCTTTAACTGTCTAGGACTTCTAATAGGGGACACCGATGCGGACAACGCAGTCGGACCGGTACCTATTGGGCCAAACTTGGTGCTACTGACTGAGGCGAGTGAGTTTATGAAGACTGAGGATGGATTTTTTTTAGAATTTGAATTTTAACATAATTATATCATGGCTAATAAAAAGATAACTGCATTAGATGAGTTAGCGAGTCCAGCGGGGGCAGACATTCTGGCAATTGTTGACGATGTTTCAGGAACACCCACAACTAAAAAGGTAACAGCTACCAACTTAATGGGACTTGCACCTGTTCAATCGGTAGCGGGACAAACAGGAACAGTCACGCTAGATGCTGATGATATTGATGATGCATCTACTACTAACAAATTTGTAACTGCTGCTGATGTAACTAACTTAGGCAATCTAAGTGGTACAAATACTGGTGACCAAGATTTGAGTTCTTACCAACTGCAACCATCGGAAGGTGCGTTTGTAGATGGAGATAAGACAAAGCTAGATGGTATTGAGGCAAGTGCTGATGTAACGGATACTGCTAATGTCCAAGCCGCTGGTGCTTTAATGGACTCTGAGGTTACGAACCTTGCACAAGTAAAAGCATTTGATTCCACCGACTACGCAACTGCGGCTCAAGGAGCGACTGCTGACTCAGCCTTACAAAGTGTATCTGCAGGAGACTTAACAGATGGTAACTTTGACGGAACTGCAATCTCAGGATTTGATGCAAGCATTAACGATCAAACAGGAACTGCATATACTCTACTCGCTAGTGATAACGGAAAAGTAGTAGTCCTTAATAATGGGTCAGCAGTAACTGTAACTGTGCCAAGCGGATTAGGTGCGGGATTTAATTGTTCGTTCGTACAGAAGGGTGCTGGGCAAGTTAGCTTTAGTGCATCCTCAACCACCATTAACAACAGACAGTCCCACACGAAGATCAATGCTCAATACGGAGTGGCTAGTTTATTAGCTTATGCTGATGACACTTTTGTTCTAGCTGGAGATACAGCTTCCTAAGAATGTTCGTTGTTCCCACATTTAGTTTCGGAGTAGTAGCGAGTCCTACCACAATACCTGAGACATTTGATACCGCTACTTTGGAGAATGGGCAGACTGCTGTAGGTAATTCAAATACTCTGACTCTAACCATACAACCATCTTCAGCAATAGCGGCTAGTGGTACAATTACATTGGCTGGACTTACAGGATCGCAGACATCTGATAATGCTTCATTAACAATCGGAGGTGCTGGTGCGGCTATCTTTGGATCAAGTGCAGATTGGACTCAATCAAGTGGTACATTAGTTCTTACAGTTGCTGGCGGTCAAAGCGTACCAACAGGTTCAGATACTGTAGTTACATTTACTCTCACCAACCCAGCTTCAGCAGATGCTGGAGTCACAGGAATTACTTTAGCATCTAGTGGATTCACAACTGCAAACATTAGCGGAACATTCTTAAATGCAGTAGCTGTATTTAATGTTACTACTAGAGACACAGAAGCTAATATTACTTCAACCACTCCTACCAATCCAAGCGGTGAAGTAAACATCGCATTCGGCACAGACACATATGACTTTTACATCTACGATGGAAGTGCTTGGTACATCTTTAACAACGACTCTTAATAGCTATGCCAACTACAATACCAACAACAACTTCATCCACACGTCCAGGTAGTCCCTCGACAGGTGATGCTTACTTTGAAACAGACACGAATAATTACATCATATACGATGGTGCTAATTGGCGGGCGTATGAGAGTGATCGTGCTATTTACTCTTACTCAGGAAGTAATATATCAAGCGTAGCCCTTGATGGTACTGATGACTATTTGTCAATAAATTCAGCTTCAGAATTAAATTTCGGTGGTGGTAGCGATTTAGCGTTTAGTATTAGTTCGTGGGTTTATATAGACACATTAAGTAATTTTACTATTTTAACAAAAGGAGTTTATTCCTCAACAGGTGAATACCATGTTAGAATGACAGGTGGTCAAAAGATGCAACTTGTTTTGTATGACGGTGCGGCTTTTCAAAGTTGCTTTATAGATCAAACATTAAGCACAGGACAATGGTATAATTTTGTTTTTACTTACGATGGTCGAGGAGGTACTTCAGCTAAAAACGGAATTTTAGGTTATTTAAATGGGAGTCTTGCTACTTTAAGCACAGCTTCTTCGGGTAGTTATAGTGCTATGAGTAATAGTACAGCTCCTTTATATATAGGAAGAAATGGTTCTAATTATTCTGACGGAATTATAGATGAAGTAGCTTTTTTTAATAGCGAGCTTTCAGCCTCCAATGTCACGGCAATCTACAACAGTGGAGTACCTAGTGACCTTACATCCCTAAATCCTATAGCATGGTGGAGAATGGGTGATGGCATCGAAGGAGGTAGTGGTACAACTGTTTATGACATGTCTGGTTACGGAAATAATGCTACGCTAACTAACGGAGCAGCATATTCAACAAATGTACCCTCTTAATAATGAAAACATACTGCATAATTAATTCATCTGAAGTTGTAAATGTAGACTTTGACCAAGTAGTTGAAACTTCTGCTGATACACTTCGCTACTCCCTAGACGGCACAAAGACATTCGTTAAGTACGAAGACGGACAACCATCTTTTCTGAGCGGTAAAACCGAATACACTCACTCTGAAATACTTACTATTTTAGCCACAGACGAGTGGACACCACCTGACCCTGAGTAATGGCGACTGAGGAAAAAGAGGCTATTGGAGAGGATTCAGTCGTGAAGGCGAATGTCGCTTTTATGGCGAAAACTATAGGGGCAGTTTGTATCGCCACATATTCCTATGTTACCATAAAGTCAGACATAGATGACCTTAGAAATGAGAATGTCCGCATTCACCACGAGGTCGATATGAACAGCGAGTTCAGAGTCAAATGGCCAAGGGGTGAGTTGGGTGCATTACCTGACGATGCCGAGCAGAATATGCGACTATTATTCCTAGAAAAACAAGCATCCAAACAAGAAGAACTTTTAGAGCAATTGAGGTACGGAATCGCAAGGTGACATGGAAATTACACACTATATGTTTGCCGGATTGGGGGTCGCACTTTCCATCCTCGCTTTTTTTATTAAGCGTAATAAGTGGGAGATCGACGACATGAAGGATCGGGTCCGTCAAATAGAAATATCCCATGCCGGACAAATTAAGGACATCGATCATCTGACTAAAGTCTGCGAGGACCGGCGGGAAGATATTAAGAAAATCTTCGAGAAAATGGAGAGTAAATGAAATGGGTGAACTTATTGCAATGTTTCTTACCGGTGGAGGTAGTACAGCGATGGGTGCGATACTTAAAGGCGTGTTTGGCATGGTCTTCGAGAGCCGCAAGCAAAAGTATGACATGGAGATGGCTCGAGAGAGTAGGGGAAATGAAAACTTTCTTAAACTACAAGAGCAAATCGCAAACTCAGGTCAGGCGGAAACGGCCTCAAAGACGAGAAAATTATTGGCGACTATTGGCGTTAGTTCCATGTGTGCTTGTATTGTCTTGTGTACACTCTTCCCGACCCAAGAACTCGTCACATTTACCAACGCAAACGGCGAAGGTAAAACAGAGTTCCTCTTCGGCATTGTCTCATGGCCAGCCAGCCAAGACCCAATCACAATTTCTACTGGACACATCTCCCTTATGGGAAACCTCACGATCCTCCCCTGTATTTTGGGATTTTATTTTGGACCATCCCCCCGTAGATGATGATTGATCGAGCATCAGTATTAGGGATGAGCGGAACAGCGGCCACCTTTGGCCTGTCTACCTTTGACTCAATGATCGGAATAGCGGTTGGCCTGGTGACATTGGTCTATATGTCGATCAAACTTTATCAGGAGGTAAAGAAGAAGTGAGCCGGTATCGTTCATACGGGAAACTCGATGA